TATTTGGAGCAGAGTACGTTAGAATCCCAATTGAAATCATTTATCAAGTACTTGGACTGATTCTTGCGCCTTAACGACGAGGCACATAAATCTTCATAATCCCGATCTGAATACAGTTTGACTGGGCCTCACGTTCAGCTTTCCGTGCCTTTGCTGCGTCGTATCCTTTCTTGCGTTCCAAGAAGTCTGCTAGCTGTCTCTGTCTGAGAGCCAGATCCACTCGCAGCTTAGAGCGTTTACTACCGGTTTCATTCATTTTTTTACCGATCTCAACTACAGGTTCTCTCATCTTTTCGTAAGCCTTCCAAGCTAGCTTCCTATCTTCATCTTGGGCAGTTGTGTATACCTGATATGCTAAAATTGCAGGTTTGTCCGCTTCATCAAGTTCAGTCTTCAGTTTATAGTAGGCTGCATCAAGCTCCGTCATTTCCTTCTCAACCTTCGCAAGTGCTTTGTGGAATCGTGAAGTCATTTTTGCCGGTGCTTATCCAGTTCGTTGGATAGTTCAAATCCATTTTACTGGCGACGGGTGCTCTACCAAGAGGGCTTTAATGGCGGTTGCTGCGGGTCTTGCGACGACCGCCGGTCTTCTTCGCCTTCTTCGTCTTGCGCCTATACGCATTGTACTTGCGCACCTGGCCCTCCCAGTTGTCGGGCAGCTTTACAAGCTGCCACCCGTGCCAATTAACAGTTTGCGAACGAGTATTCCCCGAGGGCTTAGAAGAATCGCGCATCGGGTCGGGCATTTTATATTTCCATTTGGAAAATATTTTTACGCCTTCTGGGCGGGCTTGACGAAGTGAACCTTCAGGAACGACTGGAGGTTCAGGTACGTCACCTCATCCTTGTCGCCGACACGGAGGAGCTTGGCGAGCGCAGCGTTCGGGAGGATGCGGCGCTTGAACGACGGGTCGAAGCACGAGTGCGACTTGACGTACTCGCTGATGAACTTCGTCACCTGCGTCTGCGAGCGGGTCTCGCCCGACTTGAGGCCCATGAAGTGGCAGAGCTCATCCGTGAGCGGGCGCTGGACCAGGAAGGCGTTGTTCGCGCGGCGCTTCTCGTAAGCGGCACGCTGCTCCTCCGTCATCGTCGACGGATCAACCTTCTTCTTCTTCTTGGAATCGCGGGCCTCGCGCTTGGCCGTCTTGGCCGCCTCCTGAACGGCGCGGACGGCATCACGGACCTTCGTGCTCAGCTCCGAGCTAAGCGACTTGAGCTGCTCGGCGAGCGCCGCGAGCTGGGTCTCCGACGACGTCGTCGGGGCAGGCGTCTCCGTGGAGGCAGCGACGACAACCGGCACCGTCACCTCCGCCTTAGCGGGCGTGGCGGTCTTCGCGGCCTTGGGCGCCTTGGCGACCTTGGGCTCGGCGGCCTTCGCGGCCTTGGGGGCGGGGGTGGCGGCAACAGGGGCAGCGACGGGGGCAGCAGACTTCGGGGCATCCTTCTTGGCGGCAGGCATCTTGTTTGACTTAACAGAAGAGGAAGAGGCAGACATTTCTAACGCGTTGGTATACTCTTACCATCGGCGGTCATGTAAGCCCTTTTCTTTTCCACGAACGGGGGAGGGGGGCGTTTTGAGAAAGTCAGCATCCGTTCCTTGGCGCCGAGGTAGTATGCGTGGTAGGCTAGGACGGGGTCGGCATTCTTAAACTCATCAGGCATAGCCATTCGAAAGGGCGTCCGTTCGACACTGGGTAGCGGAGGGAAGTTGTCCGACAGCCAACTCAGGTGCTCTTCGGTCTTGTGCGACTTTCCATATCGGAAGGTGTATTCGCGGCAGAGTGCCAAACCAAGGTCGGAGAGCCAACGATAGTTCTCAACTGATTCTCTGACCCAAATCGCACAGGGATGATTAGGATGAGTTTTGCGATATGCATTTGGAAGAAGATTGTCTGGATCCAAAATCCAGTGAGCTGTGTAGAGTAGTTGGGCAGTTTCAAGAATCATCTTGACGACATGTTTGTCGCAATGATACTCGGCGGCTTCGCGGGGGATGACGGACAACACGAAGATATTCATGATGTAAATTGGTCTTCCGTGATAAAAATGTATTCGTTTTAGCAACGGTAAATAGCTGACATTACAGCGAAAATATCATTGTACGGTTCCTTCTTGATGGTGACGATTTTCATCAGAAGCCGCACAGAGTTAATGATATAGGTTGCGGAATTTGTGTTTACTATTCGGGGCTCCAACATATAGTGTGCATAGACTCTTGCCCGAGGGATATCATCACGAATAAAATTCCACATCGCAATATGCGACCCCTTGATCAGTCGTGTTAACTGGCCCAACGTTACATCTGTGAATCCATTATCTGCGAATGTTTGACACAACATGGTCCATCGAGTGTTTATGCGTTCCTGTGGATTTTCTGGTTCTAACGGAATCGGAAGCTTACGGCGGTTTCGCATTGCCCACATCTCCCTAAGACGCCTCCGAGTCTCTGTTGACAACGGGACCTTTGTATACGGATTGGATGGCTCAGTGGATTTCAGAGACCATACCCACAGAGATCCAAAATCAAACCACCACGTCTTATCTCCCTCGATGAACGCAAAATAGTCAAATGGATACTGCCGGCTACTTTCTTCGCATGTGACAAGCTCCTCGTCGTTTGCGAGATTCTTCCGTTTCAATACACCAGGACCTGCGAGTCGCAAATGGCTACGAACTAACCAACCTCTTGCGAGAGCCTGACATGTTACAATACGAACGTCTTTCTCCCGCACGTCCCTCCAAAGCTCTACGTGTTTTGCTTTTACATGTGTTCCACAAAGTGAATGTCCGAATATAGTCTTATTAGGACATTGATTTGTTGTACCCTTCTTCTTGACCGCCGCACAACGAACCATTACCTTTCTTCGGATAGTTCTTGAAAGTAGAAACATGCGCGGACAAAATGGATCTACAGGCAGGCAGCGTTATAGGATCACACAACCAGAGCAAAATGTCCGTCAATGCCATCATCAACGCTTCCAACCTCGACATCAACAAGGTCACGTTCGCCGACATCAAGCCCAACAAGAACAATGGTTCTAAGAGTGTGGCGATCAAGTACAATGGCCAGAACTTCCAGATGCGCATCCCCAAGCTGCAGTATCCCATGGGCGTCTCAGTGAAGGAGACTGAGAACGGCACCAACTACACAATGCTCGCCAGCCTCCGCGGCTGCGACTCGTACGCCAAGGAGCGCGCGAACGCCGACGCAGGTGAGATCGGTCAGATGTACAACTTCCTCAAGGACCTCGAGGAGAAGATCATCAAGACCGCAACCACCCAGTCCAAGAACTGGTTTGGTCGCGAGCGCAAGGAGGACGTGCTGCGTGACAGCATGAAGACCATCGTGAGCCCCTGCGTGGAGAAGCAGGGTTCTGAGTGGGTTCCTTCGAACAAGTACCCGCCGAGCTTCCGCATGAAGGTTCCGGTCTACCCTGACCAGAACGGCGTTCCCAAGGTCAACATGGATGTTGTTGACATGGCGACTCGCCCGATCGCGGTCACGACGGAGAACCTCCAGCAGGTCTTCCCGAAGCGCATGGAGGCTCGCTTCATCGTCAGCCCGAGTATCTACGTTTCGGGGCAGGGCTTTGGAGTGACGTGGCGAATCTCGTACGCTCAGGTCTCTGCTCAGTCTCGCGTGTCGGCTGCTGAGCTGTTTGAGGCTGAGGAAGAGCCGGAGGATGTTCCTCAGTCAGCACAGGTTCCTCAGGTTGAGGAGGAGCAGCAGGAGGAGCAGGTGTTTGAGCAGGAGAGTCCATCGGCGCCTCCCGCACCGGCTCCGGCACCGGCAAAGCAGGCGCGTCGTCGGGTGGTGGGTGCGGCGATCTAAAGCCGAGTAATTCCCAAACACGTGAACCAGGTGGTGGTTCACACACATACAAATCATCATCAATAAACACAATTTTTTCCTTTTCTGGGAAGTTGATACGGAACACCGTATCTTCGCAGGCGAAGGTGTTGAGTGACTTAATACCACAACACGAACATGCGTGAACATTCGGAGGGTTGAGAAGGGTTGCAACGGTTACGACACGACAGTCTCCGTATAGACACGGCTCTAGTACCGTCTCTGGAGTAACCCATCCTTCTGCAAAGAATCGCTCAGTTGTGGTCAGTGGTAGAACAGACCACAAACTCTGCTCGTTCGTCCAACCCTCTTCTTGTAAGAGAGTCGCAAACGGATTGTCATGGAACCAGAGGATCCTAAAATCAGCGTGGTTACCGAGTGAATGCTCGACAAGACCTACGCGAGTCAGGTCTTCATCGTATAACCAATAAACATTTGCGTGAGTGTATTGTATATCACGGGATCCCCGATATACATCACGTTCATCCATGTTCCATAAATCTGAAACTACATCTACATCATGTTCAACGACATCCCTAGAAAGATCCGTGTACAATACATTCGGATCAAGGATTGACTGCATTACTCAAAAGACACGACAACTTTGACATCATGATGACGCACCGCCTTTGTTGCGGAACGACTGAGCTCATGTCGCTTACGACGAGAACCATCCTCGGTTGTCTTGGGCTGGATTGTGGTGGAACAGGCCTCCATATCTGCGTGAACCGCGTCATAGTTGTCCTCGAGATACTTCAGGACATCATCCTGGATTGCCCACTCGAAGAAGTTCAGCTGTCCAACCGTCGTGTCCATACCCATAAACTGAATACGCTTCCAACGGCAGAAGGGATCAAACATCTTTTTGCTATACGCCTTCAGGTGAGACTTGTAGGCAAGATAGACAATCACGTGACGACCCCCGACCACATATGAAACATTGTGCTTCTTTGCGTAGTTGGTCACAAGCCAGTCCAAAAGACGAAGACTGATTCGAGACTCTCCCTCGAGGATTGTTTGAACTTTCTTGAGATGCTCCTGGTTGGAATAGAATCCTTCAAGACGATGGAGAACCCAATGATCGCGATTTTGAATAACCTCCATTTGTATTCTTAGTTCGGTATTCTCGCTTAAAGTGGCTCTACAAGATAAAGACAAATGGCTGCGATTAATGCTCCTACGACAATCATAGATCCGAAGGTAGAGTTTGTTGAGCGTCCTCCTCCAGACCAGACTCTCAGTGTTGGAATTGCAGTATGTGTCGGAGAGGTCATTGATCGTGTTCGTGAGTCAGGTGGAGTTATGGAGGCAACTACACCGGGTGTTTTTATGATACCGGACGGTCTCAAGGAATATCCCACATTCTTGGAGATGCTTCGTGATCAGCCCCAGCTCCCAGATCCTATTTTCAAGGAGGGTGAGGTCTCATGGACCGTCGAGGACGCTGGGTTTCCCCTTGACCAGTTGGATGCGTACGACATTGCATTCAAGAAGATGTATGAGGATATGTTTAGTCGTACATCTGAAATGGGCGTGATGGGTGCTGGAGATTTCGAGGCGAGACTTTGTGCCCTTCAAAACGAACTTTCGGAGAGCAAGGTTATAGACAGTAATGGAGGAGGCCCTGTCCTCATATCTGCTAGAGAATCGTCCGTACACACATCTCAACATCCGACTACGCCAGTTTATGGTGCTGTGCCGCTCGCTTCATCCGGAACTTTCCTACACCCGTCTGAAGAGGGAAATTATGAAGCTGGTACAGAAGCTGATGACGAGCGAGCTGGGTCGCCTGTGGATGCGTGATCGATGCTTTGAGCGTGTGATCAGGCTCTATGGCAAGAATGATCAGCGAACAGATGCCTGGCTTAATCAGCGTGGCACAATGATCACTGCCTCTGAGGTATCCAAGGTCTGGACGTCTGCTGCGTCTCGCCTTGAGCTTCTGACAAAGAAACTTGAACCGCCTGTGAGGGCAGAGGGTTCAAATCCTATTGCTGCGTTGATCTGGGGAACTCGTTTTGAGCCCGTAGCAAAGAAGATCTATGAGGATAAGACTGCGTGCGACATTATTGACGTAGGATGCTGCCGACATCCGGTCCACAGCTTTCTGGGTGCTTCTCCTGACGGGCTTATTATTCCCCGATACGCAGATTCCGATCCTTTGCGTTATGGTCGCCTGGTCGAATTTAAGTGTCCGATGAGTCGTGTTCGCAAGGATGAGATCCCGATTTACTATGTGGACCAAATGCAGATGCAGATGGAGTGTACGGGGATTGACGAGTGCGAGTACGTGGAATTCCGTTTCAAGCAGGTGAACTTTACCGCCTGGGACGAGAGTACACTCAAGAAGGGAGCCTTTGCTGTGGATGAGAACGAGAAAGTTGAGTACAAGCCCGATAAGATTGACCTTCACGACTGGCAGTGCTCGCTCCAGGGTGATCAACAGTATATCTATTGGGTTCTCTCAGACATCAAGGAGGACTTTGTTCCTAAAGATCCTAACTGGCTACCGAGCCATCTGCCCGATATGAAGGCATTCTGGGACGATGTTGTTCGTCATCGTGAGAATGGAACAAAGCCTGAGCCACTTGCTCCTAAGGTGATGTCACTGGATATTTAACGACGTCGAGTGTGACGACGGCGCCTTCGCCTACGGGTCTTACGACCACCAAGGTTATTCAATTCCTCAAGAGTTGTATCCTTGTACATCGGGTTAACTACTTCTAACCGCTTAGACTTATCCATTTCAACTTTAACACCCTTTACCTCTTTTTTCATACGGGCGTCCTGCTCCTTTTTCATTGATTCGGTCTTCTTCTTCATTTCGGCAAGGTACGCGTCATCGTCGCATGCTTTTGACCCACACTGCCCCTTTCCCCTCATTAGTAATTAGATTGATTAAAGTTTAGAGTTCCACTGATTCACTTGCCAAGGGGTTGTAGATCCAGATGCCTCGCCAACATCATTTGGAATGACAAAGTGATTGGTGCGCTGAGAATACGACGAGTCCTCAAGGGCCATTGCGCGCTTCTGCTGACTCATATCGATCATCTTACCTTCAGGAGGTCCGCCATAGAATTTTTCCATTCCGGGCACGAGCTTGAGGACAAATGCAACAACTACGAGAGCAAGTAAAAACCAGACCCACTGCTTCATTGTTCAACTACCCGAAAAAAACGAATGTCGTATTCTGTAAGAAGAGACATCACACAATGGAGGAAACCGCACTATCAACTCTTCGTATCATGCTCGAGCGCCGTAAGCTGGGAACCACGACGGAGCGGATTACGACCGACAACAAGAAGATGGAGAAGGTCACTCTCTACACGATCGGCGACGTGCTTGTCTGCTTTAGTCAGAAGGACAAGGTTCTTGCGGGGGACATTACAAACATTCTCACATTTGCCGAGGAGAATGGACATACCACAGGTATCGTGATTGTTGCTATGAGTCCACCTTCTGAGAACGTACTTCGTGTCGCAAAGTCCCATGCGAAGAAGCGCGTTGCCTTCTTCCATATCTGGCAGCTTCAGTTTGACGTCACAACCCATCGGATGGCGATGCCTCATCGGATTCTTACAGAGGAGGAACGTACCGCAGTCTTTGATAAGTATAAGATCTCGGATCCAGAGAATCAGCTGCCATGGATTGATTCGCAGGATACGATGATCAAGTGGATTGGCGCAATCCCAGGCGATGTAATTGAAGTGACACGCCACTCAGATACGGCAGGCAGGAGTTTATATTATCGGTACTGTGTTGAAGATGTTAATGTCGCTCAATAATAATGGATACCTTGGAAAAGTCGTATGTTCAAAAGCGCGCCCAATACGAGGCGTTGATTGCCCAGAATGATCCTTCAAAGGTGTCAGAGCTTAAAGATCTTAATGCTCAGCTTGCCAAGATATTGCAGTCGATGCTTGTTGAGCTTTCGACTGTAAAAAATGATGCGACTAAAATTGACGCATATCGTGATGAGCTCATTAAGAAATTAATCAAAGTTCAAAATGACCACAACGCAATGCTTCAACAAAGGGATCATGTGAATACGTTGAGGGAACTCAAAGGACACGAACAGTCGCGGTTTAATGCGACCTTTTTTTGGTACGCCCTGTTTCTAGCTATCGTATCAATTATATTTGTTATTGCGTTGATGTGGAAGGGTGGTTATAAAGCACCCGCGATGCCTACAATGATCAGCAACCCTACAACAATGCTGCCTTTAACGTACATATAAGTATTGTCAATTGCTTCAATCTGTTTCTCATTCATACGCTTTGTCCGCTCATACTCGCCTTGAAGTTTTGGACCCTGCGTTTTGATAGTCTTGAGCTTCTTGTCGAGATTTGTTACCTCGCTATTACTTTCATCATATGAACTCATGAAACTTTGTATCTGAGAAGCATCTCGGGCAAGTGACGCATTTTCCATCGCAATCACTTGGTTGATCCACTTTAAAGCAGACTCGTATGAAGCCCTGTACCCTACATTCCCAGTCACTTTATAGGCCGCATAGTTGTTCTTGTATACGTCCAACATCGTCTGAAAATCAGGCGGAAGATTCATTATCTTCTTGCTCCTAAAACAAAATGCCTACTTCTCCCTATGGTCAGGTAAACCCCCCTGTGCGTCGCATGATGGTTGGCGATGCCTCTGAACACACTCGTTTTATCCGCATGGCTTCTACGCTGGGTCCGTATCAGACCCAGGGACAGGGTGCGATTCCTAACCTTCTTGGTTGGCGCAATATGCAGGCCAGCCGCGATGTGAGGGTTATTATGCCGATCCTCGGTGCCTTCAAGTCTTATATTCCCAACCGTTAAACAATGGGAGTAGGTTCATCGTGCCCGTCTGATTTCGACCAAGGCTTTATGGTCTGTCGTATGAAATGTCCTCCGGGGTTTAAATACGCTCAAGATCTAGCGGGTCCAAATCAGCCGCCTCTTGATAAATGCGTCCTGTTCACAGACAACTCGAAGAGCTTTGTCCTTAAGAATCTACCCGTCATAATGCCCGGTCAACCAGTATCGCCGTTATACGATCAAGAGCGTCAACGGGTTGCGAGTGAGCTAGCGGGAATTTCTTCTGTAGCACCATTCCAGGATAACGCAGCCCAGGCCACTATGGAACATGAGAAGATCAAATCTCAGTACGCCGGATACACCGTTGAGTCAGATGCGGGTAAAAAGATCAAGGAAGTATCAGACTCGCTGCGAGTGCCTCGCGAACACGTCCAACCCAATACGATCAAAACTGATCGTGATCAAATTCTAAAGCCCCTTAACATGTCTGTAATTCAGACGGCTTTATTCACAATTCTTATCGCATTACTAGTGCTTGTGGTCGTCCCAGGACAGTATGCGTCGGGTAGTGTGTTTTTGATATTATGTATTGGAACTTCCGTTGGAATCTATCTGAGTACTAGATAATGGGAAACTGTCCATCAGAGTTTGTGGTGGCTCCAAATGGGTTTGGGTGTATTATCCAATGCCCTGCTTCAAAGAACTATGAGTTAAGGGCGAATGGTCAGAAGTTGTCTTGTAACTATACTGCCGACCCTTCAATCAGCATACCGTTAACTGTAGTCCCAATGTATCAAGGGCAAGTGGCTAGTTACGCTACACTCCCAAACAAGTCTGTGTATCAAGCAGAGATCGATAGGTTTACTAACTCAATCGCGATTGCGGACGCGAAGATTGACAAGGAAGTCAAAATAAAGACTGCATTCAATAGTCTACAGGAGGCCGAGAACGCTCGTGACAAGGCACCTGACGCATACGAAGCAGCTCGTGTCGCATATTATAGATTAGTCAAGGGCGATACATGGGTCCAGGAGGAACAGAATCGTATTGCGAACACGGAAGCTCAACCAGTTGTGAATAAACTTGTGAAAAACTATACCGACATACAGGAACGAAAGTATCAGCAGAAGTCCACCCTTGAGGTCGCAAACGGTATCAAAAACAAACTATTGAGCGTTCAAGATGATCTTCAGTATTCTGTTTCGGCATTTCAAAAGCAAATACGACAGCTTAAAGATCAGATCAACATGGATAAGAAGAAACAAATCGAGGTAGCGCAGTCATCTACATCATGGGTAGATACTTTGCTGAACTGGCTCATTGCGATTACAACGCTGATTGCGATTGTATTTATCGCTCGTTATGTGATGCGATCCCGCGTTCAGGATCCCTATCCTTCTACCATGCCACCAAGGTAATGGAGGTAACTGATCCTCGCACAGTAGCAGACTTTCAAAAAACAACCTTTTGTGGGCATCCAAGGTCACACGTCGTGAAGGTTCTCCTTCAGAACGTGGCACTCGGTCATGCGGATTACGCATGTTATTGGTCTCTTGAACTTCTTTGTTCGGGACTCGTTCATAGCTTGTGGGCAACCTTTTTTGATGCCGCGGCTCTTCACATAAACAGGGCAAATCCAAACGTGTTTCTGTACTTGGCCAACGCATACGAACGTTATGCTCCCATTGAACAGGTATTTAATGTAAGCAATATGACGTCTATCCGTAACAATGTAGATGTCCGTCAGCTTGTCTGCGAGGTTGCTGCTACGCTGTCCATGTGTCGCAAAAATAAATTGCCTTCACTTCCAACAATCAAACCTGTCCATGATTTCGATCCTCAGACCATTCAGGAACATCTCAAAGCCCCCTCTCAGCTGTATGGAAGGCTTTCGCTTCGGCCCGCGGATCCCTTGCCGGTCGCAGTTCCGCTCAACGAGTTTGTATATTGCTTACGATCCGATGTTCGTGATGCGACACGGGCGCTGTATTGGATGGCCTGGGTGTTCGCATATTGCCGAGAGCATAAAAAACAAGCCAAGCAAGCACTCATCTTTGCAAACCGATTTGATGAATTTGTGTCGGAGCCCCATGGAGCCCATCCTGTTTGGATCTTCTGGGATGCCATCCGAAAGCAAGCTCAAGGCAACGCAAAGGCGGTTATCGAAATCCTTTACAAGATGTACTGTCTGCGATGGAGCCCTACGGAAGCAAAGTCTAAGCAGCATCTCCTCATCGCTGCCGTCGTGATTGTTTGCGAGGGAACTACATTTGATGCGTCGGTTGTCGCTGGCAGCACGATTGCTGTTTCAAATGTTCTCCAGGGAATGCCCGGGTGGATTGATGCGATTGTGCGTATGAAACAGAGTTTTAATGTAGTTTGAACTCTTAAATGAGCTTGGTCTCTCTTGTCAATAATCAGTTAACGGATAAGAACACACGGCATTCGTATCTAGATTTATACGAGACCCTGTTGTATAGCAAAAAGGGTACAGCAAAGAACGTTCTCGAGGCCGGTGTTCATGTAGGGGGTAGCATAAAACTTTGGAAAGACTATTTCACACAGGCCGTTGTCCGTGGGGTAGAAGTAAACGGAAGTGAAAACTTTATTGATGAAGTGCGCTCTAATGATCGCATCGTTCTGTATACATACACCGACGCATACGATGATACCTTTTTTACAAATGAGTTTGTGAATAAGAACATGAAGTTTGACTTCATGCTTGACGACGGTCCGCATACGCTGGATAGTCAGATGCGCTTTGTTGCGATGTATTCTCAGATCATGACTGACGATGGAATTCTAATTGTCGAAGATGTTCAGGATTGGTCTTGGATTGATAAACTCACGAGTCAGGTTCCGGATCACTTGAAGAAGTATATCCAGACGTATGATCTCCGTCAAATGAAGGGTCGTTATGATGATATTGTTTTTGTCATAAACAAGAGCCAGGGGTAAAATGGATCTAGTTTTGTAAAGTAAAGAGACATCAGCAGAATGGCAAACTTTAATCCAGAAATCTCAGCATCCAAGGTCGCAGCACTCATCGGACTCAACCCCTACCAACAGCCAAATGAGGTCATGTATGATCTCCTTGCAAAGCACCTCCCAACCAAGATCCGCATGGCCAAGATTGAATCAGATGAGAATCGTAAGTCACTGTCCAAGGTCAAGAACGATATCCTCTACACACAGGCGGTCAAGGATCTTGTTGCGAACGGGATCCAAGCCTGTGTAGGTAAGACAGACATCACAAATGTCCTCAATGACGTAGAGAAGAAGGCAAATATGATCATTGACCTGCGGCACTCTCAACTGCCGGTTGAGGTTCGTGACCTTGTTGCGAAGGAAGTGCGCGGTGCTGTTCAGAAGAAGCGCGGTCTTAACAATGAGAACAGTATCCTGAACACCTACCAGGACGAGCACAAGGTTGAGGTCAAGGACCGCAACACAACCACCTTTAAGAAGACGTATGACGGCTGGCGACTGATTGGTCGCACGGACGGATACGTGGACGAGCACAAGCGAATCGTTGATTCCAAGGCACGGACTCGCTGGTGGCCGCAGGTGCCGCTCTACGATGAGATCCAGATGCGAGTCTACATGGAGCTGTCTGGGGCACTTGAGGCTGAGCTGTTCGAGGCGTTCCCTGACCACCGCACGCGCACGACCAAGTATCTCAATGACCCGGCAAAGTGGAAGACAATCTACGATCAGCTAGTTGAGGTAGTCGGACATATGCAGTCTGCTACGGTCAATGATGATGTCCTGCGCGATATCGTTTTCGCAAACACGGTGGTAGTGTAATAATGAAGCTTATCATGACTAGTACAATCCCTGAGGACTATAAGAACCAAAAGGGGACAACATACGAAACCAGGTATCTTTACACCGGGTTTGGTAGGTATAACGAACACGAAAAGACACTCGAGACAATTCAGGTTGATACCAAGGGGGAGTATGATTTTTTCAGTCGTCAGCAAGATCCCCAAGTATTTTCAAGGGTGTATCATACTGAGCTTGTGACCGTTACAGTTTATTCTACAGCTCCTCGTGTGTGGAGCGAGACGATTGGACCAGCTACCTACTTTTTTCAAGCGATCGAGCAGGTGGGTCCGCAGCCGAGCTTCTGAGCCTGTTCCGTGACTGCCTCCTTGACCTCGGCAGCCGAGATGACGCCATCACCATCCTTATCCAGCTTGCTGAGCGGCGACTTCTTGAGCTCATCCAGGAGCTCCTTAATAGCGGCCTTCAGCACATCCTTAACGATCTTCTCAACATCAGCCTTCAGCGCATCAGGGACACCTGAGGCGACCTTCGTCTCAGCGACCTCAACATTGACGACAGGGGGCTCCAGTACAGTCTCAGGCTTAACTTCGGATTCAGACATTTGCGGTTTGTTTTATGCTTAGAAAAGGTCTAGAGTATGTAAATGGACGTCTGGAACATCCTCTCCACTGGAGCATCCACAATCATACTCCTTGGGCTTATTCATGTTGCCGTTTTCTACGTGGTGCGAACAATGTACCCCCCACTCCCTCCCAAACCTGTTGTGGTTCCTCAACCTCCTCAACAGGTAAGGTTTGAGCTCCCAGTAGAAGCTGCGCCGCCAGTTGCACCCGAGATTCCGTTGGTAACGACAAAGCTGCCTCCTCCAGTTGACACACGTGATCCTGGACCCGCGCGCCCGTCTCAGCCCACTTTCAGCGAGACCGCGAAAGAGAAGGAAGTGACGCTCCCTACGAATGTCCCAACGTATGAGAGCCTTTTATCGGCCGTATCCGCTAGTAAAGAAGGGCAATCCAATCTCGGACCCCTTTCAGGTCCCTCAGCTTAGTGGAACTCCTGGATGGATTTACTTGACCCATGATAAAGAGGGCAATGCCCACGCATACTTCACTGATGCGAAAGGAGACAGGACCGATCAGCTCTCTTTGGTTATGGATGAGCGAGTCTGTTGTGACACCATTTTTAGAGTCGTTCGACTGGCCCCGAAGATTTATGTGGTTTATGATCTCTTTGTCTTGAATGGGGTGAAGGTTCATGAAACTCTGAGTTTTCAGCAGCGTCAGGAACGGATTGCGGAGATCCTTGAATTATTTCATCACCCAGACTTGGTCGCATTGACTACAATTACCGATGCGCCTGTTGGATCGCATGTTCGTGGCTATGAGCAATATGACAACATTCCTGGGTCAATCGGCGTTTATATTCCCGCCGTAGAGTAAATGTCTTGTTCAAAAATGGGCGGACGTCGCCGTACCCGCAAGATGCGGGGTGGAAATGGATATGGAGTCGGTGACCCGATTGCCGTTGGAGCCCTCGAGTATGTCCCTAATCGTACGTCGGTCCCCGATGGTGCCGCGTACAAGCCTACGGGCGGTCGCCGACGGGTCACAAGGACCCTCGGGGTCCGTCGGTCCCGTAAGGGCCGCAAGTCTCGTCGCACTCGTCGTATGCGCGGCGGCGGCTCAGTCGCGGGAGTTGGCTACAGCTTTGGAGGCGATGGTACTGCAGGGCGCATAAACTATGAGGCATACCCGTCTAACCTGCCTCCTGGAGGTTCCTTTGCTATCCCTACGGGGACCCGTTAGTGCGGACAACCGCGTCAGCAAATACATAGGGCATATACATTGAGTTATTTGTCACAATGAACGGCCCACCAACCATCTGACAATGCAAAAACATTCGCTGGACTTCAAACCGCAACTCGGTATATTCAGTATAGTCTTTCCACGTCTGGTATGCTTTCATTCCAGTCATGGCAATTGTCATCGGATCTGACTGTTGGATCAATGCTAAAAAGAGTATTATGATCGGCATGAGAATCATGTCGCTCATAAGATTGATTGTTTCGACCCACGACTCTGGGGCGCATTTCTTTCGTAGATTTATGTATCGTTCGGCAGTTTCAAACGGCTTACTCGGCAGGCTCACCATCCTGAACGATCTTTACTCCGTCCGCTGGAAACTTTACCTCCTCAAGTGTCCGAGTATCGATGTAGACAATGTTCGTATTCTCGCGAACCTGAATCATGTGGAGGATGAGGTCCAGTCGGATTGTGTTGCCGACCACCAAGTACTTCTGCATGGCGGCGGTCAGGTCGACCTCGGTAGTCTTGTCGCCGATCCAAATCCAAGGGACACGAGCGGGCTGCTCAAACGGGCTGTAGCGGTCACCGACCCACTCCTCGCCCTCGTAGAAGAGGTTACACTTCTTAACACCATCTCGCACCCACTCCTCAATCAGGATACTGTTCTCGGGAACACGAGGGTACTCGAAGTCATCTGAATCATATTCATCTGAGAGAAGATAGCGCGTGATCTTGGTATGATCGGGAGGACCGCTGACGAGCCAGTTGAAGAAGTTGACGGCGGCATTGTAGACACGGAGAGTGCAGAAGATGAGAGACGACATTTTATCCTTTACTTGACTTCATTGGACGCTGACGGAACGAGTTCCATTTTGTTCCCGTTGAGGAACTTCTCTTTTGTTGAAACCTGTGAAAGCACGATTGTGTCAAAATCTGTTCCCATTGCGATCGCTGTCGCAAGTGATGTAATGATAAACGGAGCAGCAACTAGGAACCATGACACGACGCCAAGACCAATTCCGCAAAACATGTCAAGAACAACGACAACTGCCACACCAAGAAGCAGCTTGATCACGAATGTCACCCACATTCCGAGGGCAGCGTCAAATCCGAGCTGGATTGCCAAGAAAATAGCATAGAGCAGAGCAGGCGGACAAAGATCCTCAATGAAACGCATCTTCAGGTATTACACTTATTCCAAGAAAAGATGAGTGATACGACCAAGGTCGAGACAATCATGCATATGACTGGGTGCGATCAAGCGGAGGCAGAAGCAGCTCTGCTGTTACATCCGACTGATTTGATTGCTGCGATGGATTTCGTGCTGCCGAAGACAGTCGTTTCGGGAGCAAAGTATGTGCCTCCTAAGCCAGTTGTTGATACTGGTATGGACGAAGAGCAGAAGGCGCGATGTGAACGTGGCAGGTGGATACAGGACAAGGTTAACGCTGTATTCTCAGTCGCCCATTCGAAAACCCTACCCGTCCCTGAGGCTGAACAATCTGACTCGCAGTCTGTTGAGGTGCCTGTACCTGGGCCTGTTGCTGAGCTTGCTGTCGAATCACCACAGGATTCTCGCGAACAAACGATTCCACTAATTCGGCAATCCGAGTACCCTCTGTAAATATATTCAAACTCCGAGTGTGTTCCTTACCGAGTATACTTCTTGCGTCATAAGTATCTTCGTTATCCAACTCTTCGATCGCAGAAACCCATTCTTCTATCTTTTCACGATCAGCGGAAATACCCGCTGGCCTGATCCATGTTTCGACACCTTCAGTGCTGCCACCAGGATACTTGGATTTTGGATTGGTCTTAGAATAGATAACTGGTATTCCATTATAGAGTGCTTCAAATGCGATTCGCCCAAAACTCTCATAGTAACTTGGCATCAACAGAATACGAGTTCGTTTGAGAATAGTACGAATATCATCGCTAAATGGAGTCCATTCAACATTGTCCGGCGCAGGTGGTGGCCTTAACTCTCCGTAATAAGGGACTACCGCAAGGAACTTCCGTTCTGGCATCCGTTTCGCCATCTCAATAAACTGAGTAACCCCCTTATTTTGGTTTGCGTTAACAAGCGTAATACAGTCACCGTGAAATTCTTCATCGATCTTGATTTTATCCTCGTGCATTAGAGGGCGAACAACAGCAGTGCGAATAATATTTGGAGGCCACGGGACGATATTTTTGCGATAGTTTGGTTCCATGATCGAATTAATAAACATAAGCATCTCTACCCACTGAATCTTACGACCTGGGTTATTGCCGATGATCGACATATAGTTTCCATCGTAGTGACATGTCGCAATAATAGGACGATCGTATCCACGATTGTTTAATTTTCGAACAAGTGGCAGCGCAGGCGAGTGTGGGCAGATCCATGCTTGACTTGAATCTAAATATGTACCTCCGGCAGAGAAGTGCATGTATTTAAATCCACGATACGTTCCACCGTTGACTCCTTCTTTTGGGATTTCTAATGACATAAAGGCGATTTCATGACCTCGTTTCTCAAGTTCAATTGCGAGATCAATATCATGAAGGAACGCACCACATAAGTCGGGCATTTTTCCCGCAAAGAAGAGAAGCTTCATTACTATGAGACATCAACTCGTTTTGTCTGAATCAGACGTGTTGCGTCACCTCCGCGCGTCCAATCGTAAATCCAGTTGTTCGGATTCGAATACTCGGACTGTTTGACATCAATCAGGGGTTGGAAAAAGTTAGGAATCGTCGAGTCTGAGATCGTCTTGGCCTCCTTGCGATTGCGGATCATAGCAGCATGAATAAGACTAGACTCATCATCTACAGTGTCGGGCTCACGGCCATTCAACTTCGGTGTCGTGGCGAACGGACGCGCCCAAAGTTCGTGCTTACCTTTCTGACGCCAGGCTCCAGGAATGCCCCAGCGAAGCTCGGTGTTCGCATCCACTGCACAGCCACCTCCAGGCTGTCCGAACCCACCACGGGCGATCATTCCGGGCTGATCAGCCATCGCAGCAGCAGGGTTAAGTGTCTCGGAGCAGGCTGACTCCATTCCCGTAGTCTGGCGCGTCAGCACCGACGTGTTGCCAACAGTTTTTGCCGCAGTGTCATACTCATCCGTGCGGATACGTGTGGGTGCGTTATACCATTCTGTTGAATTCGTGGAGAACATCTCTTACCTTGAGACACAGAAAAAACGAATGGTCTTTCTTCAGGACTATGAGTAGTAGCCTGAAAATGATCCTTCAACCTGTAGATTGGTATGAACACGATGTCAACGGAAGTTATGTAATTGAAGTATTCGGTCGCCTCGAAGACAAGAAAGTTGCCTGTGTTCGCTTGCTTGGGTTTAAGCCTTTCTTCTATGTGAGCGAGAAGCCCGATCTGTCTGCGATCTACGAGGCATCTAACAAGAAGTGGGTACAGAAGTTCGGACCTAACAAGGGCAAGGATGACTATGCCTTCAAGATGAGTAAGAACTTCCACGAGAATCCTGTGCCTAGGATCACGAAAGTAGAGAAGTACGACACCATGGCTGGGTTTACTGGTCTGAGCAAGGTGTCTGTATGGAAGGTGGAATGCGATACTCTCGCCACGTTCCGTGCTGCCAAGTCACAGTGTAGGGGCGTTCAGTACGAGAGTAACCTGCCGCCCTTTCTCCGTATGTTCCATGAGAGGCACTTGGGTCCAGCTTCGCCGCTGAAGTTTACCAAGGCGTCTCAGGTGGATCATCCGTGTGACGAGGATGATGAGCCGACCTATTACGTGGATCGGTTTTACGAGTGTAATTACAAAAATGTTGAGGCATGTGAGGCAAACATCCCATTGCTCGTAGCTTCTTATGATTTGGAGATGTGTCCCGCCGGTGACAGTATGCAGTTTCCGGTCGCAACCAAGGACCCAATTATCCAGATTGGCGTATCCTATCGCCGATCGACGGATATGATTACTCCGACTGCCCGAACGGTCTTTGTCCTCGGCGAGTGCGCCGAATCTGATGACCCAGATGTGGACTTTGTATCGTGCGACAACGAGACAGATATGCTTCTCCAGTTCGCAGAGGAGATCAGGGAGCGTAATCCTGATATTCTGTGCGGCTACAACATCTTTGGTTTTGATGATGCCTACATTGAGGGTCGACTGAAGAAGCTAGGAATCGAGGATCAGTTTGAGATTGCCCGCAAGAAGACCGATCAATGGGGAGACAAGAAGTTTGAGACCAAGAAGACCGAGCTAGCGGCAGGCAAGTTTGATCTGCGATACTTTACGATCCGCGGTCGTCTGGGGATCGACCTGCTCCTGAACATGCGCCGCGAGCATTCACTTGACAACTTCAAGCTTGATACGGTGGCCTTCACCTTTCTGCGTGACAAAGTGCTCAAATACGAGAACAGTCGAGTGACGACCAAAAGCACTCGCGGCATGCGGAATGGAAACTATGTCAGGTTTGAACTGGTAGGCAACACGAACGACCCTGTGTATGACAGCGAGAAGTTTGAGGTCTATGACGTGGAGAAGGATGGGTTCAAGCTCAAGTGCGATCGAACCTTGTTCACAGAGTTCACTGCCGAGCAGATGAAGCACATGGAATGGTCTTTCTCAAAGGACGACGTCTCTCCGGCAGAGATGTTCCACCTCCACCGTCACGGCGGACCCGATGGCCGCGCAAGGGTGGCCAAGTACTGTATTCAGGACTGTGATCTGGTAGCCACGCTAATGGGCAAGCTAGACACGATTGTCAATGCTCGTGGAATGGCTGATGTCTGTAAGGTACCGATGCAGTTCGTTCTGACCCGTGGCCAGGGGATTAAGATCTTCTCTGCGGTTGTGTATCAGGCGTCTCAGCGTGACCAGATCATCAAGGCACAGGAAGCACTGGAAGGCGATGGAAGCTATGAGGGCGCAATCGTGCTACCTCCAAAGATCGGGATGTACCTGGATCAGCCTGTCTCTGTTCTAGATTTCAACTCACTCTACCCAACCAACATGATTGCTTGGAATCTGTCACCCGATACGCTAGTCCGAGTGAAGCGAATGGATACCGAGGGGTTCACTACTGAACAGGGTGGACTGACCAAAGATCAGATCACGGAGATGGAAGAGAAGGGCTTCCAGTTTGAGGAGGTCAAGTATGACGACAAGGAGGGTGAGACGGTGATTGGGCAGACGGTCTGTACCTTTGTCCAGCCTAACAATGACCCGATGACGCAGGGCATTCTACCCAAGACACTGGGCATCCTGCTTGCAAAGAGGAAAGAGTTCAAACAGAAGATGGAGGATCAACAGTATGACGAGGCTCAGCGATCTGTGTTTAACGGTCTTCAGCTTGCTTATAAGGTCGTTGCAAACTCCGTTTATGGACAGGCAGGGGCTAGGACCTCCCCCATACGGAATGTATACGTCGCCGCCTGCACCACTGCGGCTGGACGAAATGCTCTGCACTTCGCAAAGGGCGTGGCCGAATCCGAGTTTGGAGGAACCGTTGTGTACGGCGACACAGACTCGATCTTTGTTAAGTTTCCAACCAAGGACGTCGCCGAATCCATTCGAATGGGTATTGCATGTGGAACCAGTATATCCAAGCAGATGCGACGACCTTATAAAATCGCTTATGAAAAGACATTCTATCCGTTCATCCTCTTTTGTAGGAAGCGTTACGTTGGGATGAAGTACGAGGAAGATCCAAATCCCGCCAAGGCAAAGCGGATGTCCATGGGTATCGTCCTCAAGCGACGTGACAATGCCCCGATTGTAAAAGATGTCTTCGGTGGCGCACTGGATGTCCTTCTGTTAGAGCGAGACATCAAGAAGGCTCAGACGTTTGTGAAGGATATGCTAGTGAAGGTCATTGACAACAAGGTACCCTTGGAGAAGTTCATTGTAAGCAAGTCCCTGCGAGATGACTACAAGAACCCTGGACAGATTGCTCACAGCGTATTGGCATCCAGGATGACTGAACGTGATCCGGGAACAGCGCCCAAGGTCGGCGAGCGACTGCAGTATGTCTATGTCGCCGAGTACAAGGACAAATCAAAGCAGGGTGACAAAATTGAGCACATTGACTTTGTGAAGGAGCAGAAGATGAAGCCAGATGTCAATTTCTATATCACGAATCAGATTCAGAACCCAGTGGCTCAGCTGTTCGCTCTATGTATTGAGCAGCTGGAAGGATACACGCCGCCGATGAAATCTTACAAGACGATTTATCAGGACATGCTTGAGAAGCACAATGGCGATGAGGAGGAAGCCACACTTGCAGTGCTGAAGAAGAAGGAGGACCAGCTGGATAAGATGATGTTTATGGGTTCACCTCTGTTGAGCAAGATGGCAAAAGCAGCGATCAGAGGTCCAATGGACGCCTTCCTAGGTAAGAGGCTTTCGTGATGGTCACGATAACTAGTAATGAACGAGATCAACACCCTAGATGTTTTACATGCACTGCTTACTACGGATCGAGTGTTTTATCAGACGGTCCGTTTTTTAGATTCGGGTCGTGGAACTGCAATGATAGTTCAACAGCGGAATACTGCAGCGATCCTCGCGCTCCTACGGACGCATATGCTAACACCGCCTACAAACACAACCACGGTTAGGTTTCCGATTAATATTACGATCCCTTCAAGCGGGGTGCCGACAGCGTGGGATGATCCTGTTGTTGTTCGGCCAACGGCTGACCAGATTGATGCTGCGACTGAGAGGGTTCCTGCTGAGGACGCAACCTGTGCAATCTGTCAAGAGATCATTGAGGATGACGCGATCCGTCTGACGCATTGTAGGCACGAGTTTCACAATCACTGTATCACCGAGTGGTTCACGAGGAGCGTACACTGCCCGAACTGCCGTCACGATGTCCGAGAAGTGGATCAGCCCGAACCCACATCTTCTGACCAAGTACATACGCCACCTCGGGTCCGCAATCGGTTGGCCGCGTGGCTTGGGGTAGACAGTCCGACTCTCCGTACTGGAGATACTGAAGAATCCGACGAACATC